ACACGGAATGTTATGCCATTGGCCTTACACCATTTAGCGGCCTGTTCCCATTTAGCATGATTGAGAGCAACTGTCTCTCGGAGGCGACGGTTTTTGTTCTTGCTCTCAACTATGCTCTGATCTTTGGGTTTAATTTCTACCAGCTCTGTAACTAATTTACCACTTTTGTTCTGGTATTGGACTAAAAAGTCAGGTATGTAGTTACGGTTTTTGCCTGTAAATGGATCTTTGTATGGAATTTTAACCGATTCAGAAGCCCACTTGACTACACTTGGATGTGTGTCACAAAACTTCATAAATGCGTGTTCCCAACCAGAACGATACGTAGGTGCTTTAACACCAACATACTTGCCAGGGTTCATTATTGTGAATTTGCCTTTAGCCCACTTGCCTGCCATTATGGCAATACGTTACGGGCCGCGTAGAAACTTGGATTCTGAACGACATTTACTCCAACTAGAGTTGCTTTTGATCTTAATCCATTTAGATAGTATGCCACTGTTTGGTCTATCTGAATAGGATTGTCTGCTTCTCTAAACTTGGCCAGTAACTCCTCAACTGTAATTTTGTAACCATTAACAATTTGGAAGAACACTGATGTAAAGTCATCTGCTATTGATGAATCTGAATAATATTTTTTGAAAAAACTGTTGACTAAATCAAAGTCGCCTTGACTTATAACTAACTCTTTGTCGTAGAATTGGTCAAATATTAATACAGTCTTATCCGTATTGTTTTTTGTTACGTTAACTGAACTCATAATACTATTTAACCTCTACTGTGAGGTGCCTACATTTTGTCCGTTGCTTTGAACTAGATTGTTTTGTGTTGCGTTTGTGTCTGCTGGTGTTGCTGGTGTTGCTGTATTTGTAGTTGTTGCTTTTTCAGGAGTAGCAAAATTAAATACTGTGCCTGTAACTGCTGGCAATCCTTCTCTAATGACTCCTGTTAAAACTTCTTCTTTAACATTTTCACTGTTGATATCACCATTTTCAATTACATCATACACACGACCTGCTTTTTTAGCCGCACCTAATACATCACCTGATGCTAGATCTTCAAATATACCAACGCCTGCATCTAATAAGCCGCCTTGGCCAAACACTGTTGATCTAGAACCTGCACGACTTAATGCACTTGGTTCTTTATCATAGTAAGCAGGATCAGCAAATCCAGGAATAGGTGATCCAGTTTCTCCATTGAGTGCTCCTGCACCATACTTAACTGTTTCGTATCTTATGGTCATTTGATTATTCATTGGATCACTACCGTTTGAATAATCATATGTGTCGTGTCTAAATTCTGTAATTTGAGGATTAACTAAAGTATAGTTAACAAACTGATGTTGATTAAATCCATAGATTGTAATATCTTTAAAGAAACTTGGTTTAGTTCCTTGTGCATAGCCTGGCGTTTGAGCACCATCTTCTGCTAAGTATCCCCAATCATTGCCTGCACGGTTTGCATCATATGTGTCTCTACGATTGTAGTCTGATTTTGTGCCTGGTGCATAGTTCACTAACGCATTATTTGCAGTTGCCGAACCATATGGTTGACTTGGATCTTTGTAGTAGTAACTGTAATATTTAAACCAAAGGTTACGAACCAAGTCAGCACCATCATCGTGGAACTCAACTGTAACTGGTTCGTAGTTAATCTTTGACTGGACTAGACGTTTACGATTATACTGATTTAGTGTATCAACGTCTATGGTATAGTTTGGCAGTTGTATATTCTTAACCAATAGGCTTACTCTAGCCTGGTCGTCTACACTAAAAGCATTTCTTAAACCTGGTAACTCCGTAACATTTAAGTTAAAATACACATGAAATAAAAACTTCTGTCGCGGATGCAGGTCCATACCAGCTGACCTAAAGGTCTTACTAGCATGTCTATAGTCTTTTAGATAGTCACTTCCCAGGAATCCTTTAAGGACCTGGTCAAAGAAGCCTGCCATCTATATTAACCTGTAATTACGTCGCCTAGTGTTCTACCAACTGATGTGCCTAAGCCAGAACCTAGTGGTGTTTGAACAGCATTATCAAATCTAATTGTTAATGATACTGTTGCTGGTGCACTGTCAGCGTATGTTAAATCATTGTAATTAACTGTTGTTAGGTAGCAACCATAAAGTTCCCATGTCTCTAACACATTTGGTTCATTGGCACCGTTGCCGCCATCTAATACTTCGCAACGTGTAATAAATTTATAGTCAATACCTGATGAAGCTGATGATTGCTCCATAAAGTCTAATTGTTTCTGTAATTGCTCACCAACTAGTTTAGCAACTTGACCTGAAGCATCGTCACGTAATTCAACTGTAACGTCGTCCCAAGTATGTTTACCTGCTAATCTCATACGTGAGTTGTATAAGTCAATAGTCATATCATCAAATGATACGCTAGGTCTAGTAAATGTCATTACTTGTTTAGTTAATTCTGTTCTTGGTGTTGAAACGCCAAGGTTCTCAAATACCGTTCTAAAACGATATTTTAATTTAGGCATTAACAAGCCTTGGCTAGACGCTGATTGGTCTGATGCTAAAGGCACTGTCATTTTGCTTAATGATGAAACAGCCATGTGTATTTCTCCTTTATACTTATGTATCGTATTTATCGACCTAGACTCACAAAAAATGGCACCAAAGTGCCATTATCTGCGTATATTATTATATACTATAAATTACCTGCTTCAATGTCGCCTGTGTTTTTAATTCTTAATGGAATGTAAATATATTCCACAGATTTTGTAGGCTCAATTGCGATATCAACGTATAATTCGTTTCTATCAATACGTGCTGGTGTGTTGTTTGTGTCGTCACATACAACTAGGTAATCGTAAATACCACGTTTAGCAGTGATGTCGTTTAATAACTGTTCACATGCTTGTTTAACTTCGTTACGTGTAGTAGTATCATTTGGTTCAAAGATATAAGCTCTGCCTAATGCTTCTAATCTATCACGTAAGTAAGCAACTAGTCTTGCTACGTTTACTCTATCAAGTGCTGATGGTAATGGAGCAAGTGTTTTGTTACCGTAGTTTACAATACCTGTTCCAGGTATAAATGTAATTGGGTTAACTTGGTTTTCATATAATGTATCACGTAGTGATTCTCTAACATTAATTTGTTGGAATTCACCAGTTGAATCAATGTAACCTAGTGCTGACGCATTGTCAACTGTTCCACGTAAACCACCTGCTGGTGCTAACCATGGATAACCAATTTCATCTGCTCTAACTAATGTTCTTAACATCATGTGTGATGGTGGAACAACCACTGTGTTACCTGACAAGTCATTTGTTCTACCACTTGGATAGAATGTTGCCGCATATGGATCAGCAGTAGTTAAACCGTCTTCGCCATCTACACCAGCACCTTGTGCATCTGATGTCCAGTAAAGGATGTCTGAGCTTGAATCTGTTAATCTAAATGGTGTATCACCAACAACAAAACCTGTGTTGTTTCTGTCATTGTTTAATGCTACCATGTTAGATAATAGTTCTGGATAACCTGGTGCCGCTAGTAAGTTAAACTGTTTTTGTTCCTCACGAATTGATGTATTAGCATCAATACCTGCCTGCATTTGAGAAACAATAATCTTACGCTGTGCTTTTCTGCCCATGTAAGGTGAACCATTTGCTTTATTACCTGATGCTGTTACCCACGCATCTTTCTGTGTTGGTAATGTATCATCTGGATAATCAGTTGCATTGAAGTAATCAACTTGAAACTGTTTAACGTTATAACCTGAACGTCTTGTGTTGAACAACAAGATACCTTCTGGATATAGTGCTGGATCTGGTCTGTCAATATCAACATAGTTGCTTGTTAACAATGACTTGGTTGTTGGTATCGCATCTGTTATCGGATCCGTAGTTCCGTTACCGGCCCAACGTGCATCCGCAAACAGGATACCGTCTTCTGTTGTTTGATCTGTGTTATCAATTAATACCCATTTATCAACGCCACTTACTGATTCCCAACGATAAAGTTTAGGATAGTTTTCTAAGTCGCTTGAGTCCAACCATAGGTCACCATATACAAGTGCTGTTGAGTCGCTCTGTAGTGTTGGAGCACTTGCTGATACCATAACACCGTTAGGTGAAGTTAATGTTAGGTCCATGCCACGTGCATCATTTGATACATTTGTGTAACCTTTCCACATACCACCATCTAAAACCATAACATCAACATCTGTTGATGAATTATACCAGTATGTGCCTTCTGCTGGATCTTGGCTTGGTTCTGTTGCTGAAGCAGTGTATGATAAAGCAACATAGTTAGAAAGAACAACATCTGAGTCGTTGCCTGCTCTAACATTATCTAATGAGCTTGTAATACCTGCGTCTGCTACAGGAGTTCCTGATGTGTCTTTTAATACTATGACACCACCCTGTGTGTGTTGTATTCTTACAGCACCGTCTGATGTAACGCTGGCCAATGTGTTGGCAACGTTGGCACTGTTGAAATCACTTACGAAATCTGCCGCTGTTGTGCCACTCAATGTAACCGTGACCGCTGTGGTTAAGGTTGTTGAGTTCTTGGCACTTGCCTGGACCGTAAATGTCTCACTTGACACAAATGTTGGTGATGTGTCCTCGGATGTCACTGTTGTAGCACCTGTTGTGTATCTTTTATAAATTTTATATGTTGCATTGTCTGCTTCTGTAGCATCATATTGAACATATAATGTGTTAGTCGCAACGTTCAACCCGCCACCTGCTGGATCAATGTTTTTAAGTGCTGTTTGATCATTTTCATATAATGGAGCACTCACTGTTGACCAT